ATTGTAACTACCAGTGCAACTTCCACTTCTATTGCTGGATATGGCACAACAACATCAAACTTCTACGAAACATCAAACTTTATTCAGATTCCAGATTCTGTAATTGGAATTGAAAGAATTTTTAGATTTGATACCAGTGCAATATCTGGTGGTATGTTTAGTATTAAGTACCAGTTATTTTTAAATGACTTATATTATTTCAACTCTGTAGATCTTCTACAGTATGCAATGACTAAATCATACTTAGAAGATATTGACCATCTCTTGACTACGGATAAGCAAGTTAGATTCAATAAGAGACAGGACAGACTTTATCTTGATATTGATTGGAAGGCACAAAGAGCAGGAGATTATATAGTTATTGATTGCTATAGAATCTTAGACCCAAATACATTTACTGGTGTATATAATGACAGTTTCTTGAAGAAATATTTGACTGCACTCATCAAGAGACAGTGGGGTCAAAATCTCATAAAATTCAATGGTGTTAAACTTCCAGGTGGAATTGAATTGAATGGAAGGCAAATATATGATGATGCTGAAAGAGAGTTGGCAGATATTCAATCAAGAATGGCTACTGATTATGAACTTCCTCCTTACGACTTTATTGGATAATGGCACTAAATCCTTTCTTTCTGCAGGGCTCTTATGGAGAGCAAAGACTTGTACAGGAGTTGATTAATGAGCAACTCAAGATTTATGGTGTAGAAGTAATCTACATCCCAAGAAAGTTTGTAAGAAAGCAAACGATTATAGAAGAGATTCAGTCGTCTACATTTGACGATAACTTCTTGTTGGAGGCATACATCAATAACTTTGATGGTTATAGTGGTGCTGGTGATATTATGACAAAGTTTGGTGTCAGCATCAGAGATGAGTTATCCTTAACTATTTCTAAAGAAAGATTTGAGGACTTTATTGCTCCATTCCTTGCTGGTATGGATGATGATGAGATTGAAGTTTCTACAAGACCAAGAGAAGGAGACTTAATTTACTTCCCACTCGGTCAAAGAATATTTGAAGTAAAGTTTGTTGAGCATGAACAACCATTTTATCAGTTAGGTAAAAATTATGTCTACGAATTAAAATGTGAACTCTTCGAATATGAGGATGAGGTTATTGATACCACAGTTGATGAGATTACTGATGTATTGGAGCAAACTGGTTACATTGTAGACCTGACACTATTCTCTGGAGGGACTACAGCAAATGCTTCCGCCACTATCAACTCTGGTTATATTACTGAAATTTTCTTGAATGATGACGGATCAGGTTATACCAGCACACCAACAGTTGCAATCTCAACTGCACCATCTGGTGGCACCAATGCTACTGCTGTTGCTATAACGACTACAAGAAATGATATAACTTCAATTAAAGAGGTCCTAATAACAAATGCTGGTGCAGGTTATACACTTGCACCTACTATAACATTTAGTGGTGGTGGAGGCACCGGTGCTGCTGCTACTTGTGGTATTAATACGGCATCTAGAGGTGTTATTTCTATTGTTGTAACTGGTGCTGGTTCAGGATACTCAACAACACCAAATGTGGCTATTACAACTGCGCCATCTGGTGGAGTAAATGCTACTGCAAGAGCTGTCGTTAGTGCTGCTGGCACCATATCTAATGTTTATGTGATTAATCCTGGTGAAGGATACACAACTACACCAACAGTAACTATTGGTGCGGCAGCAACTACTGGAATTGGCACATTCTGGCGTAATGAAGTTGTTACTGGGTCTAGGTCTGGAGCAACTGCAAGAGTTAAAAGATGGACTAAGAGCACAAATACTCTTCAGGTTGGAATCACTTCTGGCACTTTCTATCCAGGAGAATTGATTACTGGTTCTAAGTCTGGCGCAGAATATGAGGTTAATGTATCGGCAGCAAACACAACTGCAGATAAATACAGTCAAAACGATGAGTTTGAAGCGCAAGCAGATAATATACTTGACTTCACAGAATCAAATCCTTTTGGTAACTATTAATGTTAGGAACTTATCACTATCACGAAATCATTAGAAAGACCATCATTGCCTTTGGTACTCTCTTTAATGATATTCATATCAAGCATAAAGATGAGACTAAAGTCATTAGTGATATGAGAGTTCCATTAGCATATGGACCTACTCAGAAGTTTCTTGCAAAACTTGAGCAGCAGGCAGATTTAAACAAACCTGTGCAAATTACATTACCAAGGATGTCATTTGAGATGACATCTATTGATTATGACCCATCAAGAAAGACTGGAGTTACTCAGACTTTCAGGGCAGTTGATGGTAATAAGATGAAAAAGGTGTTTATGCCTGTGCCATATAATATTGGATTTGAGTTATCAATCTTGTGTAAGTTAAATGATGATGCTTTACAAATCGTTGAGCAAATTCTTCCAAACTTTCAACCAGCATTTAATTTGACAGTTGACTTGATAGAGTCTATTGGAGAAAAGAGAGATATCCCAATAGTCTTAAATAGTGTCGCATTTCAAGACGATTATGAAGGTGATTTTTCTACAAGAAGAGCACTGATATATAGATTACAGTTTACTGCAAAAACTTATCTCTTCGGTCCTATCGCAGACAATCCTGAAGGTCTTATCCGTAAGGTTATTGTTGATAACTATGCAGATACTGATAGGACAACTGCTAAGAGAGAAATGAGATATACAGTCACACCTGACCCTGTTAATGCAGATCCAGATGATGACTTCGGGTTTAGTGAGAATTGGGAATACCTTGGTGATTCTAAGTCTTACAGTCCTACACAACAAACTGATATTGAATAATACTCATGTCCGAATTTGATTCTATTGACAACGCTCTGAATGTTGAGAGCAGCATTGTTGAGGTTGATGATACTCCAAAGAGTATTACAAAACCTGAGCAAAAGACTGATATATCAAAAGACTATGAGTATACAAGAGCAAACTTATATTCATTAATTGAAAAAGGACAGGAAGCAATCAATGGTATCATGGAGTTGGCTGGAGAAGGTGGAAGTCCCAGAGCATATGAAGTTGCTGGTCAGTTGATTAAGAGTGTTGCTGATACAACTGATAAGTTGATTGATTTGCAGAAGAAACTGAAAGATGTAGAAGAGGATGTTGGTAACAAAGGACCAAGTACTGTTACCAACAATGCAGTATTTGTTGGGTCAACTTCAGAATTGCAAAAACTACTGAAGCAAGGTTTTCTAAATAATAATAAGACTTCAGAATAATAATGGCAAAGACCTGTAAAAAGGGATATTACTATTGCTTCACCTCCAAGAGGTGTAAGAAAATTCCTGCTGGGCATCATGTCATGGGATCAGGTCGTTTGATGAAAGACAGTGAGCACGATGAGAAAAACGGCAGTGAAGAGTCTACTGAAACTCCTAAAAATGGAAATGGCAATGGAGACGGTGGTAATGGTGGGTCAGTAAGTGAAGGATGGTCGAATAAGTACAAAAAGTCAATCAACTGCGATAATCCAAAAGGATTCTCTCAGCGTGCTCATTGTCAAGGACGCAAAAAGAAAATGAATGAAGCAAAAGAAAAGCAAGACCATGAAGTATCAATGGCAAAGACGCAAGTCAAAAAGTCTATTGATAATCTTCAAAAGGTAGCAAAAGTACTTGCAAAGAAATCTGATTCAGATAATCTTCCTGCATGGGTACAAGCAAAACTGACTGATACTGAGCATCACACCGATGCTGCTGCTTCTTACATGGCAGGTGGTGATGATGTAAAAGAAGAGTATATTGAAGAGAAGAAGGAGGGTGGCACTCTTCACAAGTGGTTTAAAGGGTCCAAGTCCAAAGATGGCAAACCTGGTTGGGTTAATGTTGTCACTGGAGGAACTTGTGCAAGTGATGATCCTGGTGAAGGCACACCAAAGTGTGTTTCATCTTCTAAGAGAGCAAGCATGACCAAGGCGGAAAGAAAGTCCGCTGCTCGTAGAAAGAAGAAAGCAGACCCAGGTCAACAGCAAAAGTCTGGTGCTGCAAAACCAACCTATGTTTCCACAGACCCTAAGAAGAAAAAGAAAGTGAAAGAAGAATTTGAAGTTACCGAAGCAAAAGATGTAAAAGGAAAGGGTAGTGGTAAGAAAGACGCTTGCTATAAGAAAGTAAAAGCAAGATATGATGTTTGGCCAAGTGCTTATGCTTCAGGTGCTCTAGTCAAGTGCCGTAAAGTTGGTGCTGCTAACTGGGGTAACAAGACTAAGAAGGAAGGTTATGAGTTCTCTAACTGGAGAGATGACTTTGTTCTAACCGAAATTGAAACCACAGACTTAATTACTCCAGAACCCATCCAAGTTCCATCTTCCAATCTTCAGAAGATTGAAGAAAAGTGTTGGGTTGGTTATAAGCAACTCGGCATGAAGAAGAAGGGAAAGAAAATGGTTCCCAACTGTGTGAAAGAGGGTCAGTCAAACTGGAGAGAAGAACTTGCTGAAAGTGGTTATGATAGTACTCGTGGTAGGGGTGAGGGGAGATATCAACCAACCGAGTATCTTAAAGTTGACCCAAAAAAGCGTAAAGAGTCTATGGATTTTTGGAAAAAACATCTGCAGACGGCACCACCAGTAAGGGGAGCATCTGCTAAGTCTGCCAAGAAAGATACTCAACTAGCACACTTCGAACCAGAAGGTGAAATCATTGAGGGAGCTGCCTGGACAAGAAAAGAAGGTCAGAATAAAAAGGGAGGATTAAACGAAAAAGGACGCAAGTCTTATGAGCGTGAAAATCCTGGTAGTGACCTAAAAGCACCTTCAAAGAAGGTTGGTAATAAGCGTCGTGCTTCATTCTGTGCAAGAATGAAAGGTATGAAGAAAAAACTTACCTCAAAGAAAACTGCTAACGACCCCA